GGAAGAGAGGAGAGATTACATGAAGTTGATAAAGGTTATTTTGAATGGTCTAGTCAAAAAATATTACGTGCTTTCTATAAAGATGAAACACGTCATGTTTGTAATACTTGTTTTCAAAAAACACCTGGAATAAAAAATATATCTAATGAAGGATGGATACATACAGATAAATGTTTAATGGCTGCAATTATATATTTAGATAAAGATAATTTTTCTGGAACAAACTTTTATAAATCTAAAACTTTTGGTAAAGAAAAATTTATTAGTTCTGAAATACATAATAAAGATAGTTTTACAGAAAAAGAGTTTGAGAAAGCAAGAAATCAAAACAATTTACATTTTAAAAAAACTGTAGAGGTTGAAGGATTATACAATAGGGCAGTAATATATGATGCTAAAATATATCATGGTGCAAATTTACATCCAATAAACACTGAAAGATTAACACAAGTTTTTTTCTTTTATAGCATAAATAAAGAATGGTTTCCCATAGTCTCAATAAGAAAGTTTGAAGAATGAAAATAAATTTATGTTTTCCTACAGTTTTTGGATTTGTTGATTGTCCTTTTATTAATGAGATACAAGAATCTTATAAAAATATAATATCAAATTTTAAATATGAATTAAATGGTAGATGTGATGAAAGCCCACATACAAATTTAAAATTTGTTAAATTAAATAATTGGATAGTTGGTGAATTAAATAAATATATTAAAGCACACCTTTATAAAGATGTATACGAGTGCAAAGAATCGTGGTTGTTTGATTATAAAATAGGTAGTTATCAACCAATACACAACCACCCTGGTTTTGTGTTTTCTGCTTTGTTTTTTTTAGAGGGGTATGAAGACGACGTTAATTTAACTTTTTATAATCCTGTTGATGACATGATGAATCCTTTAAATAATACAGCAAAACAAAAGGGAGAAACAAATGATTTTACACACAGAGAAATATATTTTAAACCAAAAACTGGAAGACTAATTATATGGCGAAGTCATGTGATGCACTCAGTTTCAAGTAAAACAAAAAATTGTAAAAGAATAATTTTTGCATATAACTTTAATAAACAATGAATTTAAAAAATTACTATTGGTGGTTTGATTCTGTAATACCTTCTAGGGTATGTGATGAAATTGTAAAATTTGGTGTAAGTCAAAACTCTCAATTAGCTATAACGGGAGATTTTAAAGACTTAAAAGAATTAACAAAAGAACAAGAAAATAATTTAAAAAAAAGACGTAACTCTAATGTTGCTTTTTTAATGGAACCTTGGATATTTAAAGAAATACACCCTTTTATTAATGCGGCAAATCAAAATGCTGGTTGGAATTTTCAATGGTCAAATACAGAAAGTTGTCAATTTACCAAGTATGGATTAAATCAACATTATGGTTGGCATTGTGATTCTTGGAAAGAACCATACAAGGAACCTCCGTGGAGAAAAGGTTTAATTAGAAAACTATCAATGACTTTATGTTTAAGTAATCCTAAAGACTATGAGGGCGGTGAACTTGAATTTGATTATAGAAGTGAAGAACAAACAAAAATAGTTACTTGTGAACAAATTAAAAATAAAGGTTCTATTGTGGTTTTTCCATCTTTCGTTTGGCATAGAGTTAAACCTGTAACAAAAGGAACTAGATATAGTTTAGTAGCTTGGAATTTAGGAAACCCATATGTTTGATAAAGTGTATGCACTAGGATTTCCCATTTATAGATTTTATTATAACAAAGATAAAATAAAACAAGTTTATGAAGAATTATTAAAACTTGAATACAATAAAAACCCTAATAACATGATGTGGTCAGGAGTGAAAGAAGATGGGACAGGAATAAATCTACATTCGTTACCACAGTTTAAAGAAATTTTTTTGTGGTTTCACGACTGTTTAAAAGAAGTTAAAAAAGATATGAAATTAACTTGTGATGAATTAAAGATAGTTAGTTCTTGGGCTAACTTAAATAAAACAAATCAATCTTTTCATTCACATCAACACCCTAATTGTTTTATGGGTTCAAACTATTATGCCTCTGGCATATCAAATGATAAAACTGTTTGGTATGTAGAAAACCCTTATTTTAAAAACTCTAACCTTCAACCTATGTCTAGTAACGATGTAGATAATGGAGGTTTATATTTAAAACACGTAGAAGATACTGAACCTGGTAAGTACGTGGTTTTTCCTCCGTCAATAATGCACTATGCTACAGAGAACACGGACCAAGAACCAAGAATTACTATAGCTGCAAATATATACCCTAATGGTAATATATCCTGTGGTAGTGTGTCAAAATTAAAAATAAAAATTATAGAGTAAAATATGAAAACTTATGGTAATATACTCACCGAAAAAGAAAGAATGGATATGATTAATTTTTTACAACCACACCTTAAAAAATTTAGTGCTACTCATCCTGGTTTGCAAACAGAAAGTAATTTACATGTATATCCAGAAATGAAAACATTTTTAAAAAAAATTAATTCTTATATAAATAATTATAAAATATATCATTGTTGGGCAAATGTTACAAACGGCGATGATTTAGCGTGGCACTCTCATCCTCCTTTTGTTGTTAAATCTTTGGTTTATTATTTAAAAAATAAAAATGAAATTGGAACCATGTTTAAAAAAGAAGGTATTAAAGTAGAGGTTACAAGAGCTCCAGAAAATTCTTTGGCTATTTTTGATGGTAAACTAGAACACTCTGTGCCATTGCATTTACCAGAGGAACGTATATCAATAGCCATAGATTTAATGTTATGAGTTTTAAAGATAAAAAATATACTATTAAAAGAAGTGCCATATCAAAAGACATGGCTAGATTTTTATATGAATATGTTTCTTTAAAAAGAAAGGTAACTAGAACTATGTTTGATGTTAAATATTTATCTCCTTATACAGAGTATTTTGGAGTTTGGAATGATCAACAAGTTCCTGAAACATACTCTCATTATTCAGATATAGTTATGGAAACTTTATTAGAAGACCTAAGATCATTAATGGAAAAAGAAACTGGCTTAGTTTTATTACCAACTTATTCTTACTTTAGAATATATAAAAAGGGAGATATTTTAAAAAGACATAAAGACAGAGAAGCATGTAGTGTGTCTACCACAATGAATTTAGGCGGAGATCCTTGGCCAATATTTATTAATCCAAATCAAGATGAAGGACATACAAAAGGACCACACGTTGGAGTTCATAAAATTCAAGAGTATGTGCCGTCTAACAGTCCTGGTGTAAAAGTAGAATTAGAACCTGGTGATATGTTAATTTATTCTGGGTGTGATTTAGAACATTGGAGAGAACCTTTTGAAGGTAATAATAATGCACAAGTATTTTTACACTACAATAATAAAAGCGAACCGAATGCTAGAGCTGAAAAATTTGATAGAAGAATTCATTTAGGTTTACCCGCCTGGTTTAAAGGAAAAAATCAAAAGGATTTTGGGTGAGTGAAAAATATTACTATTGGAAATATGAAAATTTATATTCTAAAGAAGAAGTAAATGAAATAAATAATCAAATAGATAATAGCATAAACCCTATTGCAAAAGATATACCTGCCACAGATGTTGTTAAAACATCAGATGTAAAAATAATTGATTCTAAAAAAATACAATTATTAGAAAGAATGTTAGACGCGGTTGTGGACAGCAACAAAAAAAATTTTGGATACAACATATATTACGAAAAACACATGATGAATTATAATACTTACTCACATAAAAACAAAGGAAGGTATGATTATCATCTTGATACTACATACTTTAACCCAGCTTCTGATATTAAACTAACAGCAATAGTTAATTTATCTACGGAGGAGTATGAAGGTGGTGATTTTTACATACATATGGGAAAAGAATTTATAGTGCCTGAAATAAAAAAATCTGGTAACATGATAATTTTTCCATCATTCTTTTTACATAAAGTTACACCAGTTATTAAAGGGGATAGAAAAACATTAACAGCTTGGATAGCAGGTCCAAAATTTCAATAATGCAAAAAGTAATTGAATGTAAATTAATACAAGATAACCACTCTTTGTTTGTTAATAAATGTAATAAAACTTACGAAAGAATAACTAATTTAATTAATAATAAAGACACAACATGGAATTATAGTTTATATAACGTATTTACAGTAACAGCTGGTGATGTTTATTTTTATAAATTATTTAAAGAATTGGTAAAAATAATTAAAAATTATCATAAAAAAGATGAGCCATTATGGGTTCAGTGTTGGTTAAATTATCATTCTGACAAACAAGTATTAGATTGGCATGATCATGAATGGTTGTTTCATGGATACATTTCTATTGATCCAAAAGAAACTAAAACAATATTTGAAAATGGTTTTGAAGTTAAAAATAAACCAGGCAATATTTATATTGGACCATGTAATATAAAACATAAAGTGATTGTTGAAAAACCTTATTCCGGTCACAGAATAACTTTAGGTTTTGATGTTATAAACGAGCCAAACTATCAAATAAACACAACTTCTTTTGTGCCTATATAGTATTGATTTCTAGTGATATTCAAGTAAAGTAAGCTAAACTTAGGAATAATATGCTTCAAAAGATAGGATTTCAGCCCGGTATTAACAAACAAATTACACCTACAGGTGCCGAAGGGCAGTGGGTAGATTGTGATAATGTTAGATTTAGATATGGATCACCAGAAAAAATAGGTGGTTGGAATCAACTAGGCACATTAAATGAAAATGAATTAACAGGCGCAGGCCGTGGACTTCATCACTATGTCAATAGTTTAGGTAGAAGATACGCTATTATAGGCACAAACAGAATTTTATATGCATACTCGGGTGGTGTATTCTATGACATACACCCAATTAAATCTACAACAACTCTTACAAGTGCGTTTACCACGACCAACGGATCGCCAACTGTTACAATAACTTTTTCAACAGGTCATGGTATTAATCCTCAAGATATTATTTTATTAGATAATTTTACTACAATTACAGGATCTAACTTTGGCGCATCTGATTTTGACAATAAAAAATTTATGGTGACATCTGTGCCAACAACTACAACTATTACAATTACAATGCCTTCAAACGAAACTGGATCTGGTGCAACCACATCTGGTGGTATTAGAGTTCAACACTACTATACCGTTGGTTCAGCTGTTCAACAAAAAGGTTTTGGTTGGGGTCTTGGATCTTGGAGTGGAGAAGATGGTTCTGCAATTACAACAACATTAAATGGAGCTCTTGGAGATAATGCTTTTGGAACAGGGGGATCAGGAACAAGTATTACACTTACAAGCACAACTAACTTTCCAGATTCAGGAACTAATTTTATTTTAGTAGGCACAGAAGAAATATCTTATACTGGCGTTTCAGGAAATAATTTAACAGGAATCACTAGAGCTGTTAGAGGGACAACTAGAGCAGCGCACAGTGATGGAGCTACCGTAACTAATTCAAGTGATTATGTTGCATGGGGTGAAGCAGCATCTGGTGACTTAGTTCTTGAACCTGGTATGTGGTCACTAGATAATTTTGGTGACAAAGCAATTTGTTTAATACACGACAGTGCTGTATTTGAGTGGGACTCTAGTTTATCAAATGCAACAGATACTAGAGCAACAATTATAACTGGTGCACCAACTGCATCAAGACACATGGTTGTATCAACACCCGATCGTCACTTAGTATTTTTTGGAACAGAAACAACTATTGGTGATACAGCTACACAAGATGATATGTTTATTAGATTCTCAGATCAAGAGAATATTAATACTTACACACCAACTGCAACTAATACAGCAGGCACACAAAGACTAGCTGACGGATCACAAATAAGAGGAGCTATTAGAGGTAGAGATGCAATCTATGTTTGGACAGATACAGCTTTATTTACACAACGTTTTGTTGGTCAACCATTTACGTTTGCCTTTTCACAAGTTGGAACTAACTGTGGACTTGCAGGACAAAATGCATGTGTAGAAGTTGATGGTGCAGCTTACTGGATGTCAGAGAATGGTTTTTTTAGATATGCTGGTAAACTAGAATCACTACCATGTTTGGTAGAAGATTTTGTTTTTGACGATATAAATTTAGAATCTGGTAATCAAATGGTATCTGCCGGATTAAATAACTTGTTTGGTGAAGTCATGTGGTTTTATCCACAAGCAAGTTCTTCTGTTGTAAACAGAATGGTTGCTTACAATTATTTTGATTCATCACCGCAAAGACCAGTATGGACTGTGGGTAGTTTATCTAGAACAATGTGGCAAGACTCTGCAGTATTTACTAAACCACATGCACTAGAGTATGATGCATCAACAGATACTTCTTTTGATGTTGTAGGAAACACGGAAGGTAGAACATCATACTATGAACATGAAACAGGAACAGATCAAAATAGAAATGGAACTATAACTGCAATAACTGCAAACATATTATCAGGAGATTTTGATATTACACAAGCAAGAGCACAAGGAACTGGACAAGCAACGGGTGTTGCAACATTTAGAGGTGATGGAGAGTTTTTAATGAAGATAAGAAGATTTATACCAGACTTTATATCTCAAACAGGCACAACTAGAATAACTTTAAATTTAAGAAATTTTCCTAATGATACAGCAGCAAGTTCATCATTAGGCCCATTTGACATTACAACGTCTACACAAAAAGTTGACACACGTGCAAGAGCCAGAGCTATTGCATTAAAAGTAGAAAATACATCGTCATCTCAAAGTTGGAAGTTAGGAACTTTTAGATTAGACACACAACCGGATGGACGTAGATAATGGCTAAGATAGTACAAGTATTAACAAGACCCGCAAGGCAATAT